CTCCAGCGGCACGCGTGACAATACAAACTCGCAGCGGTCGGCGGGAAAGATTTCCGTGGCGTTCTCCAGCCGCGCAAATTTCCGCGACGTGAGATTGGCGAACTGGCCGGCCACACCGAGGCCCAGCGCCGTGATGACGGCATCAAAGCGCACACTGTTCTTCTCGCTGTTGGCGAGCAGATGTTTCTTCAGCGTGTCGAGATTGGAAAAGCCGGTGTTCATAAAAATTAAACCGAGTGACGGCCTTTGTCCGGATTAGTAAGCCGATCTACCGACCGGCCCGGCTTAACTTCAGCCGCCACGCGGAAAGTAACCGCCACGGGTCGCGGAGCCGGTCGCGTGGTAAGTTCACGCGGCTTGATCATGCGGTCCCGGGGCGGTTGATTTATCATGGCTGGTTAATCAGGGATTAACTGGCGGCGAGTTGCAGCGCGGCGCTGGACAACTGGCCCATCTGGTGGATGTCAATGCGTTCGAGCGCGCGGATGCCGATTTCGTCGGTGGCGAAATACACGTCGCGGCTGGTCTCGACGCTCATGGCCATGCGCTCGCCGAAATACCACCAGCTCAAATCACCGAAGAACACCTGGTAGGCGCTCACGGTGGCGCTGCTGGTATAGACCGGCATGACGTTGACCCAGTTGATCGGGAACCCGTCCAGCGTGGCCGTGCCGTCCGCGGAACGGATATACGGCGTGACCGTGGCGGACGTATTGAAACTGACGAGCAACTGCTCCATCGAAGGATGGAGATAGTATTGCGCCGTCTTCAACACCGCGCCGGTGACGTTGGCGCGCAGATTGCGCAAGTTCGCCAGCGTGATGTCCGAGGGATGCGTCTTGGTGGACGCGAGCTGCAGCACGCTGCTGTCGTTCGTCGAGGCCAGCCCGACGCCCGTGATGCTGTTGTAGGTGCTGGTGCCATCGCCCGCGAACAGGCAGAGGTCTTCCAGCTTCGCCATTTCGCGCGCAATATAGCGGGCCACGAACTGGCCGACCGCGATGATGCTGTCCGCGTCAATTTCCGACGGAATGCGCACGATGCCGCCACATTTGCCCGGCGTGAAGGTGATGAATTCCATCTGCGGAACCTTTTCACCGACCGCGCCGCTGACCGCGATGAAGCCGAACGCCGGCTCACCGGTTTTCAAACGGGGCAGTTTGACCGTGGCCGTGCCGAGCGGATAGACGGTGCAGAATTTGCGGGCCTGTCCGTATTGATACACCAGTTCGACGATCTGCGCGGCGTATTGCACCGGCAGCGGAATGTCGGTCGCGGCAATCGCGGCCTTGGATTCGATGCCCAGCATCCCGGCGGCGCGCGTGACCAGGTCTTCGGCGGAAGCACCCTTGAGCTTGTTCGCCTGCGCGGCGCGGATGACGGCCATGCTGCCGATGAATTTCGCGCAGTCGTCCGTAACATGGCCGATGCCGTTGATCCATTTCACGCGGTTGCCATCCGTGCCCTCGGCCAGACGCTTGGAGAGCTTCTTGATTTCCGTGTGCAGCTCGTCGGCGCGCTTCTGCTCGGTCTTGAACAATTCCGGCAATGCCTTGATGGCGGCGAAGCCGCCTTCGACGCTCTTGATTTCCGAAAGAACGCCAGCGTTTTCATCCACGAACTTGCCAGCCTTGGCAATAATTTCCTGGAATTCTTTATCTTGTGCTTCAGTGGTCATAATTTTATTTACGATTTTGGTTTCGATTTACTTTGCGAGCGCTCGACGGAGCGACCGCGCCAATTCCAGCAACCGCACGTCATGGACTCCCGCGCCGGACGTGCCACCTTTGGCAGCGGGGTCTGTTTCTTCACCGGAAAATTGTTTGAGGTAATCCGCCACGGCCTTCAAATCGGCGCGTTCAATCGCGCCGGATTTCAAGGCAAGGCCGACCGTCGCACCGGGATTGGCCGGGACAACGACCATGCTGATTTCCAATAGTTCGCACTTCGTATAGGTGCGGTCGGGTTCGCTGGCATTCTTGCCGGACTGCCATTCTTCAGGGATGAAGCCGACGCTCTGTGAATTCAGGAAGCCGCCCTTGGCCATTTTGTAAGCGAGCGCGCCCATCGGATTGTCCAGGCAGAACTCCACGCGGTTGACGAGTTTGCCGTCCACCACATCCACGCTGACAGCCTTGCCGAGAATTTTGCCGATACTCGAATAATCGTGGCAGTCGGGAATCACGGGGTTGGCGCGGAAATTCTTCATGTCGCCCCACGCCTTCTGGTCAATCACCTCGTTGTAGCGGTCCACCGTGTTGTCGCTGCCGATGAAATCCAGCACCGGCGCGTCGCCCGCGACATCTTTCACGGAGAAGTGCAGACCCGCACGAATGCCCGCCGCGCCGCTGTTCAACGTGACGGCGCGCGCGCCGAATTCTTTTTGGAGTTCAAGGAGTGTTTTCATTTTTTCAGGAATTTGGTTTCGCCGACACCAAAGATTTTGAAGGTGATGGATTTTTCGTCCTCGCCGGTTTTCTGCGCGGCCAGCCGGATGCACTGGCAATTGATGATATTGTCCAGGGAAGCGCCGAGTGAATCGTCGCCGGGAAACATGAGCTGCTCGCCGCCCACCTCGAACGCCTCGTCAATCAGGATCGGGTTGTCGATGTAATCTTCCTCGGCGGCGGCGTGGGCTTCGCGGACGTGCGGGCCGTGACTGGAAAGCCACGCCTTGTATTCAATGCCGGCATCGCGCGAAGCCTGGTCGCGCGCAGTCTCGTAAGCGATGTTCACTTCCGTCATCGCCACGCGCTTCGCCTCGCTATCCGTCATCGTGTTGAAAACGGCCTTGACGCGCGACGCCAGTTCCAGATGCGTTTCGCCGGCTTCAATGCCTTCCGTCAAAGTTGTGTTGATCTGGTTGCGCACCGTCTCGCCGGTGCCGAGGATGCTGATCTTGCGCTTCGCGAGAAATTCCTTCACGCCAGCGGGCGGATATTCCCACGGGTCCGCATAACCCACTTCGGATAGCAATTCCTTGCCGGCGGATTGCAACAGCGACCGTTGCGGCGCGGCCAGCTCATCCGTAAGCGATTGGCCAAACGCCAGGTGGGAGAATATAATATCCACGAGTCCTTTCGTGGTGGCCGTCTGCAAAGACTTTTGCAGATGAACCTCGTCAAGCTTCGCCAAGGCGGTGGCGCGGAATTTCATCAGCACCTTGCTGGTCTTGCTTTTGAACAGGTTCACCTGCGCCTTGCGCGCCGTGACGTGCTTCTTCCAAAGGTTGACCACTTCCACGGAAGGTTCCCGCACCGCCGGCTCGTTGGCCTTGATATTCGCGAGCAGTTTCCCCAGCCGCGTAAACGGATTGGACTTGGCCGCGTCATCGGGATCGGCGTCAGGCTCCGGGTCTGTGCCGGACGGGCCACCTTCGCTCGGTAGCGGCTCTGGCGGTTCGCCCGCGTTCTGCAAATTGAACGGCAGGTAGCCGTTTTTATACCACGGCTGTTCCGGCAGACCGAGGTCGAGATTGGTGTTGATGTCGGCGACGGGCACACCCATCGCAAACATTTTGGTGCCGGTGTCCCAGCGCGCCCGGCGAGTAGCCTGCATGATGGGGAGCGAATCAATGTCGAACCAGCCGACGAAATTGGGATCGAAGCTCGCCACCACGTCGGCAAACGCAACTTCAATGCGCCCGCAAAGGCTGCTGATGGTGGATTCGATGAAGCTCGCCTTCTGGGCATCGAGCGAGCCACCCGCGCCGCCGTCGTTCAGATCGGCGGTGAAGCCGGCCAAAGTTTCCGGCACCTTCAGGATGGCGAAGATTTCCTGACGCAGAAATTTCCGCGTCTCCAGAAATTGCATGTCCATCATGGAGAGTGTCGGCTTCTCAATCTTCGCGCCGCCGAACAGAAACAACGGACGGTCCGGCGTGCCGGCCTTGCGCTTGCGCTCGCGCAGGGCGGATTCAATCGCGCGGCGCTGGTCGTCCTGCAAAATCTGATCCGTGGTGACGATCACGCCGGTGTCGGCATTGTTCAGCCACAAACCTTTTTGAAATTGTTCCCCGGCAAAATCCGTCTGCGCGGGCGTGAGCGCCACCGTCAGCGGCGAAAGGCCGCGCCAATATAAATATGGATTCGGCAGCTTGGACTGGATGACCTCGGACGGGTTGAGGTAAATCGAAGGCAGCGGCGACATCAACGGGCTGCCGGTGTAACGCCACGCCACGAGGTCAAAGCCCTGCACGACGTGCCAGAACATTTCCGGGTTGAGCGTCAGCAGCCGTTTGATGCGCGGCTGCCGGTCGGACAAATCCACCGGCTCATCGGCGAGGTCCAGCGGCAGCACGAAGAATTCCCCGCGCAGGCAGAGCCACGTCACCAGCATTTCAAAAAACATCTGGGCATCCATGCTCGGATGCGGGCGCGCGAACAAATCCACCACGTCGCCGGAATCGAGAATGTCCTCGCCGAGCGCACGCCGGCAGAGGTTACGATGGGCCGGATCGGATGAGCCGCGCAGCGACCGAACCTTCTTGGCCTTGCCGCCACTCACGCGCGAAATGCGGAACGGGATTTGCGCGACCGACTGCGCCAATATAGATACCGCGCAATAAACCCACGCCGACTGCGCGTAGGGCGTATACATCACCGCGCCGCGCCCGGCATCGTCAATATCCGTTCCGTTCAGGAATGCCTGGCTGGAGGGGGAAAGCGACTTCGCGCCGAAGGAAAACTCCTTGCCGCCGATGGTGAGGGCAAACTTCATTGGCCACCCCCATTTTTTAACGGGGCATTAACGGGGCTAGATTGGCAAATCCGCGCCCGGAAGCCCCGATGGCTACGGAGAGAGGCGGAAACCGCCCTGCGGGCATCCTGAAGGCCGGAAAAGTAGGTTTGGAGGGTAGTCATATCATTTATCCCACGACGGCGATGATGCCGCCGAGTTTCTTGCCAGCATGGAGCGCCAGCGCCTTGGCCCAGAAACGGTCGCAATGGGAGTCGGCGGCTTCCCCGGCGAAACGGATATTGCCGCTGGCCGTGGTTTCTTTTTTAATTCCGCGCAAGTCGGCGCGAAGTTTTTCATCCCTGCGGTATCGAAGCGTGCGGTCTTCGTGCGCGGCGCGGAGCGGGAAGGCCAGCTCCTCTTTCACCGGCGCGCTAAACCGGACAGCCTCGACGCGCGAGCCGTATTTACGGACGGCATTTTCGGCGAGCTGCATTCCCAGCCCGGTCGCATCAATGCAGCAGCGGCGGATTTGCGGAAGCCGCATGAAGCGGCCCAGCTCAAATTCCTGCTCGGCGAAACTCTTGCCGCGCATTTCCAGCCGGCAGCGTTCCCAAAACACGTCGCCGACCTTTTCCTCCACATCAATCACCGACAGGTCGTTTGTCCGGGCCACGTCGAAGCCCAGGTAAATCTGGCCGGTGCAGGTTTCGAGATAAGCAAAATCCTTCGGTGCGGAATCGTCCTCGCAGCCGGTGATCATCTCATAGCTGATGAAGGCCGAAGATTCATCCGCCGGGATGCAGCAGTATTCCTGCAACCATTGCTCCTCGTCGATGCACTCACGCCGCATTCGCGCGAGCCACTCCTCGCGCGTTTCATTTTTACCAGACGCCAAGTTGATTTTTTCAACCAACCCTTGCTCGACGGCCAGTTGAATTGGGATTGTGTGCAGCTTCCACCCCATCGGGTTCCCGCGATTTTTAACGTCTTCGATCAAATTATTAAAAATCGTGCCGGTGCCGCGATGAGTTGAAATGATTGTTAGCGTTCCACCCCATTGCGTCACCGGCTTGGCGAGCGCATAAAGCTGGCGCTGATCTTTATGGAGCGCGAATTCGTCAAGAATCACATGGCCAGATTTACCGACAATAGCGTCGGGGTTAGAAGATAGGGCGTAAATGGAGTAACCACTCGCGAAACGCAATATGTGCATGGTGACACTGCGTTCATTTTGCAAAATCTCCTCGCCGGAAATGTCCTCGGCGGCCAAATTCAACGCCGCCGCCCACCGTTTGCACGCAAAAAGAAACTGGCGCGCCTGAATATCGTCACGCGACACAACCCAGCAGTCGAGTTTGGTCTTGGAAGTGGAGACCGCGCGCACGCAACGGTAGGCTTCGGCGTAGCTCAACCCGATCTGCCTACCTTTTTCGCAAATTTTCAGCGGCGACTGGTCGTTGATCCAGTCGGCTTGATACGGCAGGAAGAATTTTTGCTCGGATTTTTTCACAGCAGCTTCAATTCGCGTTCGATTTGAGTCAGGGTTTCAGGTGTGATTCCACCTTTTTGTGTTTTCGCCGCCGCCAGCGCGGCCTGCGCCCGGTCGTAGGCGGCCGCCTTCTTTTCCATCAGCACAATTTTCCGGTCGTCCTGCGTCAGCTTGGATTTGCGCAGTTGGATTTTTACTTCCTCCTGTTTCGCTTTCGTGCGCGAGCCTTCCGCCAGCAGCAAAACATTCGCCGCCGAGATCGCAAAATTGCCGACCTGATTCTCCGCCTGTTGGCGCAACGCTTCCTCGGCCACCACGCGCACGACCGCGTTCGTCAGTTGCGGATCTATCCCCAACTGGCCGCAACGATCCTTCGTCGCCGCACTGATGATGTCCTGGCGTTGCAGCGCGCGCAGCGTCGTCACCTCGCGCACCGCCTGGGAGATCGGCGAGAGCAGCGAGGCCGGCGGCAGCTCGCCGTCCGTCTTGCCCCCGCGCCGCGCCGGGCAAAGTTTCTGCTGATCCGACAGCGTGCCAGGCGCAGACAGCGCCGAGCGCAACTGCTCCAATTCCTCGCCGGACAAATTTTGCAAATAATGTTCGCCGCGCAGTTTCTTGCCGCCGGTCAGCACGGCGACCACTTCGCGCCAGAAGCTGTCTTCCTCCCACGCCGCTGATTTTGTTGGCGAGGTTTTCATTCACGCAAGTTTGATCAGCCGGGCGGCGGTGTTCCGGCCCTTGGCGGTAAGGTCAATCATGCTCGCGCCGAAATCGTCGCGACCGATGGTGACGAAGTTGTCATCCGCCAACTGTTGCAGGTAGCTGTCCAGTTCGCCCTCGGTGAAGGCGGCGTTGAACGCGCTGCGGATGCCGAGCTTGATGATGCCAGCCGGCTCCGGCTCGCCGTTCTTCTGAATCAAACGGCGCAGCACAAATTTTTTGATGTCCTGCTCAATCATAAATCAATCGATGGCTCCGGTGTTTTTCAGCAAGGCCACCAGCTCGTTCGGCAGCCGGGTGATCTTGTTATCAATTTCTTTCCGCACATCCTCGACGTGGGTGTAGATGCGCCGGGCGCGCTCCTCGCCGGCTTCAATGACTTCAGATTTGTCCGCGTCCAGCTTGTTCAGTAA